AAGTTATACGTTCAAATCAAATCGTTTAAGTACGATGAAACCCGAATCAAAATTTTGGCAACAAGTTAAGAAAAATACACCTAAGATTCAATGGACAAGATTAGAGTCTTGGATATCTTTGGGTGTGCCAGATTTATTGGGGTATAATGATTCTTGTGGTTTTTTCATGGTTGAGCTTAAAATTGCAAATGGTAATAAAATTAGACTTTCCCCGCACCAGATTCTATTTCATACTACCATGACTCGCCGTAACTTTATCCTAGTAAAAGCCGACGCTCCTCGATCCACAATACTTTATGAAAGCTCCGCGATCCGCGAACTACAACACTCGCTCCGCGATGCGAAGATCGCGGCCAAAGATGATTGGTCCGCGATCCAAGCTAAGCTATTAGGGGAAACTACCAACGTCCTTTAACGTCCCGCGATTCGCGGTACTTCTTATCAAAATCCTCTTGTTGCTTGCTATCAATATGCACAGCATACCAATAGAATAGCGCTGCGATGATCGCTGCTATACAAACGCCTGACATCAGCCATTCATACATACTTGCCATAAGTTCTATCATATTATTCTGTTTGTTCTGTTCCAGACCCGTTGCAGTCTTCACACTCATTTTCTTGATAGCCACAATCAATTGGCCATTCTTCAGCGAAAATATAATGCTTAGTTATTACACCGTCGCCATTACAAGTTTTACATTTTTCTTTAGTCATGTTCACGCTCCTTGTTTAGTTGTTAGTTATATCAGCTTACATAACAAGGTTAACTGATTCATCTTATATAATCCCATATCCACGATAAGTCAATAGCTAACCTAATATATATTTCTTCACAAATCACGATGCAAGATCAACGAATCGCGATAAGTCAATGCGACATATTGTCGCAGGCTTGCCTGCGTTGTACACGCATAGGTTGTGCGCGCGCTGCGCGCTCGCGTATAGGTTGTGCGCATGTTCGCGTATAGGTTGTGCGCCTGGCGTGCTCGGGGTCGGCCGCTGCGCGGCCTCCCCCCTTCAATCGCCGCTGCGCGGCTCTCTCTTCCTCAAGTGTTGCATCGTGGATACACTGTTGCAAAAATGTCACGCCCGCTGCGCGGGCTCTCGCTTCGCGCTTCGCGCTCAGGTTGTGCGCCGCTGCGCGGCGCCGTTGCTCGCGCTGTTGCGCTCGCTCTCCTTGCTCGCCGCTTCGCGGCTCGCGTCCCTCCATCGTGCAGCGCTGTTGCGCTGCTCTCCTTGCCCGCTCCGCGGGCGGTCGCTCGTGCGCCGCTGTTGCGGCGCCCTCTCCCCGCTGCGCGGGGCGCGGTCGGCGGTGCGGCGCTGTTGCGCCGCTCGTCCCCGCTTCGCGGGTCGTCGCCCGGTCTCGCCGCTGTTGCGGCTCGCCGTCGGGCTCCGTGCCCTACGTCAACGTCCGTACTCGCGTCTCTCTATCCGTGCCAGGAGTCCACGTAAGTACTCGACCGTCCACATCTGTATCTACATCACGTAGGGGTCCCTACCCATCTAATATAACTATATTCTTTACACCCCCCACCCCCCTAAAAAGGGGGTGGGTCCCAATAGAACACCCTTTAAACCAAGATTTAGACATAGGGGGAGGGTAAAACCATTTTAATAATAAATATTGATAATGCCAAAAAATTTTATAAAAATTTTTACGAGTGGATTTTTAACAATAGAAATGTTAGATAATTAAACATAGGTGTGCTTATATTATGTCAAAAGAATTAGATTTATTAAATAAACTTCCTCCCGATGCGCGTAAGGAGTACATGAAGTATGCTATTTCTCTTTCTGAAAAAAGAGAACAAGAAAAAGTAAATGATGATTTCCTTTCTTTTGTAAAAGCAGTATGGCCAGATTTTGTTGAAGGAGTTCACCATAAAAAAATTGCTGATCAATTTAATCGTCTTGCAAAAGGTGAAATAAATAGATTGATTATTAATATGCCACCTAGACATACAAAGTCTGAGTTTGCATCTTATTTACTTCCTGCATGGATGATTGGTAGACAACCAAAATTAAAAATTATTCAAACAACCCATACTACTGAACTTGCAGTTAGATTTGGTAGAAAAGCAAAACATTTAATTGATAGTCAAGATTATAGAAAATATTTCAAAACTACACTAAGAGAAGATTCCCAAGCCGCGGGCCGATGGGAAACGGATCAAGGTGGTGAATACTTTGCTGCCGGTGTCGGTGGAGCAATCACTGGTCGAGGTGCTGATTTATTAATCATCGATGATCCACACTCGGAACAAGATGCTATGAATCCCGAAGCGTTGGAACGTGCTTATGAATGGTACACCTCAGGACCCCGTCAGCGTTTACAACCAGGTGGTAAAATAGTTGTGGTTATGACGCGTTGGTCTTTGAAAGATCTTACCGGAGCGTTGATCGGGGCTCAAAAAGGATTAAAGTCTGATCAATGGGAATTAATAGAATTTCCAGCTATCCTTCCAAATAATAAACCTGCATGGCCAGAATATTGGAAGTTAGAAGAATTGGAGTCTGTTAAAGCTTCATTATCAATTCAAAAATGGAATGCGCAGTGGATGCAAAATCCAACTTCAGAGGAAGGTTCAATTATTAAACGTGAGTGGTGGCAGAAATGGGATAAAGATTATATTCCAACTCTTTACCATGTCATACAATCATACGATACTGCTTTCCTTAAAAAAGAATCAGCCGATTATTCTGCAATTACTACTTGGGGAGTATTCTATCCAAACGAAGATAGTGGACCTAATTTAATATTATTAGATGCAGTTAAGGAAAGATTAGAGTTCCCAGAACTTAGACGTAAGGCATTAGAACAATATTATTATTGGAAACCTGATTCAGTAGTTGTTGAATCAAAGGCATCGGGCTTACCTTTAACCTTTGAATTACGTAAGATGGGTATTCCTGTTATCAACTTTACACCCAGCAAAGGAAATGATAAGCACTCTAGAGTAAATGCTGTAGCACCATTATTTGAATCAGGTCAGATATGGGCTCCAGATCATAAGTTTGCAGAAGAGGTTATTGAGGAATGCGCGGCGTTTCCTTTTGGAGATAATGATGACCTTGTTGACTCAATGACACAAGCAGTAATGAGATTTAGACAGGGAGGCTTTGTTGAGCACCCAGAGGATTATGTAGATGAAAAAATTATTCATGACGATAGGGAGTATTACTAAATGAACGAAGAAGCCAAACAATTACTAAGACAAGAGTTTATAAAAACGATTATTGAGGATGAAGATTCTTTTGAAGATACTAATGCAGGCTTTAGAAAATTTTTAAAGCGTAAAGGTTCTCCAGTATTTAATTATAAAGAAGGTGGCGAAGTAAAAGAACCTAAAAAAACAGATGCTGAGATAGAAGAAGAAATTAGAGAAAATAAAAAAGAATTATTAGGTAAAAAATCTCTTTTAGATTTTTATAAAGGAAATACATTATTTGGTCTTGATTTAGATTTTGCTAATAAAGATAAAACTGAAGATTTTGGTAAGTTTACTTCAAGAGATATAAAAGATCCTAGAATAGGTTTAACTATTGTACCTGATGTTCAAGATGATACTTCTAGTAGATGGGGTATTTCTATTGGACCTAAAGGAGGTGGATTAACTTTTTTTAAACCTTTTTCACAAATGGGTCTTCCTGGAGATTGGGAAGAAATTCCAGAAAGTTGGTATGAAGATAATATACCTGATGTAAATGTTTTAATACCTGAATTACCTAAAATGAAAAAAGGAGGTAAAGCTGAAAAAGAAGATGAAGCTTTAGAACCATTAAGTAAATATAAATCTTATTCTGAATTAGATATCTTAAAAAATTTAAGTGCTAAACATCCAACAGGAACTATCTTAGAAGAAGATATTTTAGAAACAATGCCTATGATTGAACCAATGGATATTTTACCTCCACGTGCAAGACCAGTGATGCCAAGTTTAGAACAATTAATAAATACACTTTACAGAGAACCTATTGGAATTAAAAATGGAGGTTATATTTCTAAAGGTGAAAAAGTAGATACAGATTTAACAACTACGGTTGCTCCAATGAGTGGACCTAATCCACAAGGTTTAGAAACATTATTTAAAAAAAGAAAACAATACTCTGATCTATTAAATTTAATAGGCAAAAGAGCAGCTATGGCTTATGGTGGATTGACAAAAACAGTACCACCTGCTAAAGGTCCCAATCCACAAGGTGTTGAAACATTATTTAAAAAAAGATAGAATATAGCTATGGCTGAAATAGATAAATCATTACCAAATGTTAAACCCGTAGATTCTAATCCCGAATTTAAAGAACAAGAAATTAGCGTAGAGAATCAAACAGCACCACAAGATCTTAGTAAAATTGAAATCAATCAAATGGAAGATGGTGGCGCAGAAATTTCTTTTGATCCAACTAAAGAAGCAGCTGATGAAGGTTTTGATTCAAACTTAGCAGAAGTTTTAGACGATTCTATATTAGGAGAAATTGGTTCTGACCTTCAAGAAAAATATACAGATTACAGATCGTCAAGACAAGATTGGGAACAAACTTATGTTAAAGGTTTAGATCTTTTAGGATTCACTTATAAAACAAGAACACAACCATTTAGAAATGCATCTGGAGTTACACATCCAGTTCTTGCAGAAGCAGTAACACAATTTCAAGCACAAGCTTACAAAGAATTATTACCAGCTCAAGGACCTGTAAGATCTCAAATAGTTGGAATGGTAACAATTGAAAAACAAGATCAAGCTGATCGTGTTAAAGATTATATGAACTTCCAAATTATGGACGTCATGAAAGAATATGAACCAGAGTTTGATCAAATGTTATTTTATTTACCATTATCAGGATCTACATTTAAAAAAGTTTATTATGATGCTTTATTACAAAGAGCAGTATCTAAATTTATTCCAGCAGATGATTTAATAGTTCCTTATACTGCAACTTCATTAGAAGATGCTGAAGCTATTATTCATGTTTTAAGAATTTCTGAAAATGATTTAAAAAAACAACAAGTATCTGGATTCTATAAAGATATTGATTTAGGTGAACCTTCTTTAAAAGAAGATGAACTAAGTAAAAAAGAACGTGAAATTGAAGGTATTAGAGTTTCTAAACAAGAAGATGTTTACACGTTATTAGAATGTCATGTTAATTTAGATATAGAAGGTTTTGAAGATAAAGATCAAGGTGGTGAGCCCACAGGTATTAAACTTCCTTACGTTGTAACAATTGAAGAATCTTCAGGTGAAGTTCTATCTATTAAACGTAATTATAAACAACAAGATCCATTAAAAAGAAAAATTAGTTATTTTGTACATTTTAAATTTTTACCTGGTTTAGGTTTTTATGGATTTGGTTTAATTCATATGATTGGTGGATTGTCGCGTACTGCTACTCAAGCTCTTAGACAATTATTAGATGCAGGAACTTTAGCAAATTTGCCAGCTGGATTTAAAATGCGAGGTATTAGAGTTAGAGATGATGCACAACCTATTCAACCAGGTGAGTTTAGAGACGTCGACGCTCCTGGAGGAAATCTTAAAGATGCATTTATGCCACTTCCATTTAAAGGACCCGATCAAGTTTTATTACAATTAATGGGAGTTGTTGTTGACGCAGGTCAACGCTTCGCGAGCATCGCAGACTCACAAGTGGGCGATATGAACCAACAGGCAGCCGTGGGTACTACTATGGCGCTATTGGAGCGCGGATCGCGAGTGATGTCTGCTATCCATAAAAGATTATATTCTTCTTTAAAAGAAGAGTTTAATTTATTAGCTGATGTATTTAAAACTTATTTACCACCCGTATATCCATATGATGTTATAGGTGGAGCTAGACAAATTAAACAAGCTGATTTTAATGATAAGGTAGCTATTATTCCAGTTGCTGATCCAAATATATTTTCTCAATCACAAAGAATTAGTTTAGCACAAACACAATTACAACTTGCTCAATCTAATCCACAGATTCATAATTTATACCAAGCTTACAAAGATATTTATAAAGCGATTGGAATACAAAACATAGATGCAATTTTACCACCTCCATCTAAACCACAACCACAAGATCCTTCTTTAGAACATATTAGTGCAATGGGAGCTCAACCTTTCCAAGCCTTCCCAGGACAAGATCATAGAGCACACATTGAAGCACATTTAAATTTTATGCAATTAAATTTAGTTAAAAATAATCCTGTGATTATTGCTGCTATGCAAAAAAATATACTTGAGCATATTTCAATTATGGCTCAAGAACAGATTCAATTAGAATTTTCTAAAGAGTTGCAACAAATACCTATGATGCAACAACAAGCAACTACCAATCCAGCTATGATGCAACAGATACAAATGATAACTCAAAAAATTGAATCTAGAAAATCAGTATTAGTAGCTGAGATGACATCAGATTTTATGAAGGAAGAAAATAAGATAACTTCTCAATTTGATTCAGATCCATTATTAAAGTTAAAATCAAGAGAAATTGACCTTAGAGCTATGGAAAATGAGCAAAAACGCAAAGAAGCTGAGGATAGAATGAATTTAGATAAGTTAAAAGCATTAATGAATCAACAAAACAATGAAAATAAGCTTGCACAAAGCGAAGATTTAGCTAAACTACGCGCCGGAGTATCTCTTGCAAAACAAGGGGTGCAACAAATGAAAATTAAAGGGATATAACTATGGAAAAGAAACCAGGAAAAGTAAAAAAAGTAATGCATGAGTTTAAAGCAGGAAAATTACATTCTGGTAAATCTGGAAAAATAGTTAAAGACCCAAAACAAGCGATAGCAATCGCATTATCGGAGGCAAACATGTCTAAAAAAGGATACGCAAAAGGCGGAATGGTAAAAGGAAATGATGATTCATCATCTGTTTATGGAACACAAGTTGGAAATCATAGTAAATTTTTAAATTCTGATGGTTATAAAAAAGGTGGTATTGATGTTGAAGTTACAAATAAAATGGAAACACAAAGTGTACAAGTAAAAGGTCAAAGCAGAATGTTACCAGAGAAAAAATCTAAAGCTGAATGGTACTAGTATGTTACCAATGCTTGGAGCTATTGCACCTTTAGCTAAAATTCTTTTTAGTACAATTGAAAAATCAGTTCCAGATAAAGATCTACAAGAGAAATTAAAAGCTCAACTTAATCAACAATTATTACAATCTAGTACAGAAGAATTAAAAGCGGCAGCATCTATTGTTGAAGCAGAGGCTAAAGCAGGCTGGTTTTCAGCAAGTTGGAGGCCTCTTTTAATGTACGTATTAATCTTCATTTTAGTCTGGAATTATATTATTGGACCTGTTATAAGATTAATGCTAGGAACAGTTATTACATTTGAATTACCCGGTGATGTTTGGACATTGTTACAAATTGGACTTGGTGGATATGTAGTAGGACGATCGGGCGAATCAATCGCGCGAACGATGGCTAATAAAAATAACAAGGAGTAAACATGAGAAACGATTACAAACAAAGACCAAGACCAGCATTCAGAGGCGGAGGTATTGCTCTTAGAGGATTAGGTGCAGCACTTAGAGGCGGCGGAATAGCTCAAAGAGGAATGGGAGCTGCTTTAGCTAAAGGCGGAAAAGCTTTTGGTGGAAAAGAAACTTATGGTGAAGAATTAGCAGAAGCAAAATCTGTTAAGTCTGGAAAAACTTCTCCTAAAGCTTTTGTAAAAAAAGAAAAAGC